CAAAGAATATAATTATAAATGTAAAGATGAACCTATTGCATCCTATTGTAATGCCAAGAAATGTGTTATGCAGGAGTTTGGTGTAGGTGATGGCCTACCAGAAACAGACATAAAAGAGATACAAAAGTATGATTCTGATCCACCATTGTATTATGTAACAATAGGTGATGAACAAGTAGAGGTAGAATCACAAGACTTGCATGAACCAGATAGATTCTCATTAAAATGTTTAGAACAAATTGACCAAGCTATGCCTCCAGTGGGTAAACTAATCTGGAGAAAGGCAATAAATAAACTATTGAAGAATACAATACCAATCGAGGCACCAGAGTCTACAAAGATTGATGTACAATTAAAAGAATTACTAGCAGACTATATAAATAAAATACCAGGTAAAGATTGGAAGGATATATTACGGGGATTATCATATACAGAGGAAGGCGTAAGTTATTTTAAATTTAAAGATTTTTGGAAGTATGTAATTAGAACAAAAATCTGGGACACAAAGAAATATCAAAAACAAAAGACAGCAAGAATGTTAGAGACGTTGTTTGATGCAGAAGAGATAACAGGCAAGATAGATAACAAAAGTGTTAGATATATGTCATTACCTACAGTTAAATTAGATAAACCTAACACAAGAAAAGATAAGATAAAGGAGGTTCCTTTTGCATAGAATAATTATCCCTGGTCCACCGGGGACGGGTAAAACACATCGATTAATGTATTACTTAAGTGAAGAATTAAAGAAAACAGAGCCAGATAAAATAGCTTACATAGCTTTCACTAACACTGCAGCAAAAGTAGCTAGAGAAAGAATACAAAATGATAAAGTATATGTTAGTACAATGCACTCAATGGGTACAAGAGAGTGTGGTGTTAATACTAAAACACAATTATTAAAAGGGGATAAATGGAAAACCTTTAAAAACTTCTCTCCATATACTAGAGATTTAAATTTTGAATCTAGAATAAGTATAACTGGACACGCAGAATATGTTAATCCACATATGCGGATAATTGAATTATCTAGAAATAAAAAAATTTCTATTCAAAACGCAGCTATAGAATTAAGATTACATTACAATACAGATATATGGTTAACACAACAAATAGCTGCTGATTTAAATACGTATAAAGAAAACACAGGTATGGTTGAGTTTTCTGATATGATTTCCAAGTTTGTCGAGGAAGATGCGTGTCCACCACTACACGCAGTTTTCCTCGATGAAGCCCAAGATCTAAGTCCTCTGCAATGGGACATGTTCTTTTACATAGAAAGTAAGTGTGCTCGTTCTTACATTGCAGGGGATGACGATCAAACTATTTATTCTTTTCAAGGGGCTTCAGCTAAAACGTTTATAGATTTACAAGGTAAGTTTGATCCACAGATAAAATCTGTAAGGGTTCCTAGAGCCGTGCATAAACTAGCCTGTAGTATTTTTCCGTATATGGGTGAAAGATTAAAAAAAGAATGGATACCAGCAGATCGTGAAGGGTCCGTAGAAATGAATGCACGTTTTACAGAGCTACCTTTGCATAAAGATAATTGGTTGGTATTGACTCGTACCAATAAAATGTTAGAAGCATTGAGAGATCATTTATACAGAATGAGTTATAGATTTGAAGCCAAAGCACAAGAACTACTACCAAACAAAATGTTAAGTGCATACAGAGTTTGGACTCGTTTGAATCAAGGTGCATATGTAAGTAAAGAAGATTGTGAAGATCTGTGGGATTACATGACTGTAAAAGATGGACATTTAGAAAGAGGTTTTGCCAGTGGTAAAACATTAAAGGATGTAACATCAATAAATTTAGAAGGACTAAGAGCTGAACACGGGCTGCGAGCGACGGGTAGCTGGGAAGTGTTAAGGTTTCCGCAGTTAAGTAAATTATACATAAAAAAATTATTAGAGTCAGGTGATGATTTAATGAAACCTGCAAGGATAAGATTATCTACAATACACGGAGCAAAAGGTGATGAAGAAGAAAACGTAGTTTTGTTTACAGATACTGAGAAAATTATCTATGATTCATCAAGGGATGACCCTGATCCAGAGCATCGTTTATTTTTTGTAGGTATAACAAGAGCAAAAGAAAACCTATTCGTATGTACACAACATTACGAATATCAATATAACATAGGAGCACCAATAATATGACAAGTGATGACGACATGGCAAAAGCATTCCCACAATCAAGGCAGGTAGGAGGGAGTCACTATAAACATTTTCACATTCAGCCGTACGAATTTATTTCAAAAAATAATCTTTCGTTTTTCCAAGGCTGTGTTGTGAAATATGTGTGTAGATATTTGTTTAAAAATAAGGTAGAAGACTTACAGAAGATCATTCATTATTGTGAATTAGAAATTCTAAAGTTGAAAGATAAAAAAAGAAAATGATACATAGTTTATTTGCATGCCCTTTACTTATAGAGAATCTTAAAATAAAGAACACACCTTTAAAAATATACATTCAAGGATTAGCTAAAAAAAGTAAAGGTAGAGAGATAAGTAATGAAGGTGGTTGGCAAAGTAATAATATACCTTTTATGGATGATATGAAAATATTTGGTCCACTTTGTAAGGAGATAATTTTTAACTCTCAAAGATACATTGTGGAAACATCATTAAACAACGATAAAAAATATGGCATCACCAATATGTGGGCTAATGTTAATAAATATAAAGATAGTAATATAATTCACTGTCATCCTTTCTCAGTAATATCTGGAGTTTATTATGTTAAAGTTCCAGAAAATAGTGGTGGTATAGAGTTTGTTCATCCGGAACAAGCGATTGGTTCTTATTATGTACACAACTATTACGAAAAGTTAACACCAATTAATTCAGCTACCTGGATGGTAAATCCAAAAGAAGGTGACTTATTATTGTTCCCTTCTTTTTTAAGACACAGAGTAACTAAACACTTAAATAAAAAAGAAGATAGAATAACACTAGCTTTCAACATAGCTGATTATAAATTAAAATGGATAGAGTAAAGTTTAAATGTTTTGATAAAAAAATATTATCAAAATATCCAATAGAAAAGGTTAAAGTCACAGACTTTAAATGGATAGCAAATATGCTAAAACATTTAAAGAAACATAAAAACTGGAAAGCTCACACTGGTAGGTGTCCTGGTATTATATCAACAGTAAAAGTAGGATGGATACATAAAACATATCAAAACTTTACTATAGAAACAAATGGGGACATGAATACATTTAAGTGGGAAACAGATATAGATCAAGCAAAGACATCATACGGAAAAATTATAGGTGATTACATAAACTTTCATGAGACAGAACAGTTAGCTGATTTTAAGATAATGCCTATAAATACATTACGCACACTAATAAAAATAAATAGTCCTTGGTATGTTAACATACCCAAAGGTTACAAATTGTTATGTATGCCAGTGCCTTATCCTGATCAAAATATATTTACCGCTGCGTGGGGAATACTAGATAGAGATAACGTTTTGAACGTGCCTTTATATTGGCACATTCCAGATGGAAAAGTTTTAATTAAAAAAGGCACACCTTTGTGTCAGTATGTTTTGTTAAAAGATCATGATTGTGTTCATGTTAATGAAATGATAAGTAAAAAAGAGATTGAGAAGGTAAAAAATTCGAAAGCGCATATCATAAGTAAACAAGAAACAAGAGGATTTAATGTTTAGTGTACAAACTGAATGGGATTGCCCCGAAAACTTTCCGGATTTAACTGGAGAAAAATACATTGCTATTGACTTAGAGACAAAAGACCCTGGTTTGAAATCAAGAGGATCTGGAGCTATTCAAGGTAACGGAGAGATTGTTGGAATAGCTGTGGCTACTGAAGGTTGGAAAGGTTATTACCCTATTGCACACGAAGGTGGTGGTAATCTAGACAGAAGAATTGTTTTAGAATGGTTTAGAAAAGTTTGTGCAACAGACTCTTACAAAATATTTCACAATGCAATGTATGATGTATGTTGGATAAGAGCATACGGTATACCTATCAATGGCCATATTATGGATACAATGTTAATGGCATCTTTAATTGATGAGAATAGATTATGGTACACACTAAATAGTATTTCATATGATTATTTAAGAAAAGTAAAAGACGAGAAGTCTTTGAAAGATGCTGCAGATTCTTGGGGTATAGATCCTAAATCTGAACTATACAAACTACCTGCAATGTATGTTGGTAGTTATGCTGAACAAGATGCATACCTAACATTAGAATTATTTAAAAGATTATCTTCTGAAATACAAGCTAAGAACCTTGTAGAAATATTTGATTTAGAATCTCAACTGTTTCCTTGTTTAATAGAGATGAAGTTTAAAGGCGTTCGCGTCGATGTAGAACGTGCTCATAAGCTGAAACAGCAGTTATCACAACAGGAAGAGCAACTCCTATTACAAGTAAAAAAAGAAACAGGAATAGATGTTCAAATATGGGCAGCAAGATCGATAGCCAAAGTATTTGATAAACTTTCCTTAACTTACGCCAAAACCGAGAAAACAAAGTCACCTTCATTTACAAAAAATTTCCTTTCCACACATACTAATCCTTTAGTTAAAAGTATAGCAAAGGCTAGAGAAATAAACAAGGCACACACAACCTTCATAGATACTATATTAAAGCATAATTTTAGAGGTAGAATACATGCAGATATAAATCCAATAAGATCTGACCAAGGTGGTACAGTTACAGGTAGATTTAGTTATTCAAATCCTAACTTACAACAAATACCGGCCAGAAACAAAGATCTAGGACCTATGATTCGTTCTTTGTTTTTACCAGAGAAAGATCACAAGTGGGGTTGTTTTGATTATAGTCAACAAGAGCCAAGACTTGTGGTGCATTATGCAGCGTCCACACCTCTAATACAAGATGATCAATCTGTTAAAGATATCGTAAACAAATTTAAAAATAATGACGTGGACTTCCATCAAACTGTTGCCGATATGGCAAACATATCTAGAACACAAGCCAAGACAATTAACTTGGGTTTATTTTATGGTATGGGTAAAGCAAAACTACAGGCAGAGTTAGGACTAAATTCAAAACAGGAAGCAGAAGATTTATTTAATCAATATCATGAGAACGTACCTTTTGTTAAAGAGTTAATGAGCTCAACATCAAGACGTGCACAAATATCTGGTTCTATCGGAACTCTACTAGGAAGAAGATGTAGGTTTACAAAATGGGAACCAAAATCTTTTGGTATGCACAAACCAATGGAGTTTGAAGAAGCAGTGAAAGAATACGGTCAACCACATATACGTAGAGCATTTACATACAAGGCTTTGAATAAGTTAATTCAAGGATCTGCAGCTGACATGACGAAGAAAGCTATGTTAGAATTATATAATGAAGGCATTGTACCGCATATACAAATCCATGATGAACTTGATATCTCTGTTGCATCCGACTCGCAAGCTAAAAAAATAATTGAAATTATGGAGAATGCTGTTAGTTTGGAAGTGCCCAATAAAGTTGATTATGAATCAGGACAAACTTGGGGTGATATTTATGGATAATTATGGCTTACTTAAATGCAAACATACCAGTAGAATACGCACAGATAAAAAGAGAGTATCTCTTTGATCTTAAAAAACATCATGGCGAAGTTGAAGATTGTATTATCTTTGGTCTATCCTCTATTACAGGCAAGTCAATCCTATTTCATGCAATTATGGAAAGCGGTGCAATCTTTTATCGCCTCCCGATTACTGCCTTTATTCAAAGAGGTTTTAAACCGGAAGATGTTCCTAGGCGTAGACTTGATGA